ACAATGAAGAAGTTGAAGTTGACTTACAAGAAACCAAAGAAGAAGTTAAAGTTGAGCAAGTCGAAGATGCCAAAGAAACTGAAACTGAAGAAGCGAAAGGGCTAGACGGTTACAGTAAAAAGGTAAGAGCACGTATCGAAGAAATGACTTGGAAGTTGCGTGAATCAGAACGTAGAGAAAAAGCGGCTCTTGATTATGCACAAGGTTTGCAAAAAGAAAATAAAGAGTTACAAGCTAGAACTAAAACTATTGATGATTCTTATATTAAAGAATATGATGCTAGGGTTACATCAGAAGAAGACTCTTTAAAACGTAAATTGACTGAAGCTATAAGTGCTGGTGATATTGAGGCACAAGTAAACATTAATAAAGATTTGGCTAAACTAGCAGTAGAAGCAGAGCGACTTAATAAAGCTAAGGTTGAAAGAGAAACTCAAGTTAAACAAGAAGAAACTAAAGTTGAACAACCACAAGCACCTAAACAAGTCCATCCAAAAGCACAAGCATGGGCTGAAAAAAATACATGGTTTGGGTCAGATGAACCTATGACGCTTACTGCTTTTAGTGTTCATAATGAGTTAGTAAAGCAATATGGAGAGCAATATGCAACATCTGACGAATATTATGAAACAATAGATAATCGTATGAGAGAGGCTTTTCCACACAAATTTGAGGAAAGTAAACCTCAAAACACCTCTGTTAACACTCCAGTAGCTCCTGCAACAAGGTCTTCTGGTGCTAAAAATCCTAAAAAAGTGACTTTAACCAAATCAGAGGTTGCAATCGCCAAGAAACTTGGTGTATCATTAGAGCAATACGCTAAACAAAAACAAAATTTAGCTACAACGTGAAGGAGACAATATGTCAGACCGTAAACCACGCACCGAGGTGACTAGAGAAAAAGCAAATCGTAGAACACCTTGGAAACCACCATCTACTTTAGATGCACCCCCAGCTCCAGAAGGATATGTACATCGTTGGATCCGAACATCTGTTATGGGTTTTGATGATGTAAAAAATCTTTCTGCCAGACTCCGTGAAGGGTTTGATTTAGTAAGAGCTGATGAGTATCCAGATTTTGAGGCACCGACTATCCAGGATGGAAAACACGCTGGAGTTATTGGTGTGGGTGGTCTGGTACTTGCAAGATTTCCTCTTGAGTCAAGGAATGAACGACAAGCATATTTTCAACAAAAAACATCCGATCAAATGGATGCTGTCGATAATGACATGATGAGAGAACAACACCCAAGTATGCCTATCCTTAAACCAGATAGGCAAAGTCGTGTAACCTTTGGAGCTAAAGCAAGTGGCTCTAAATAATATTAACTTATGGGAATAGGAGACAAAAATGGCTACAAATATTGATGCCCCTTTTGGTTTACGTCCTCATAACTTATTAGGTTCTGCACCAAACTCAATGGGGCTGACAAAGTACAAAGTACAGACAGCGGCGACGGCTGGGTCATCTAGTCAAATTTTCCAAGGTGATATGGTCATACCATTAACAAATGGATTAGTCGACGTTTCAGCATCAGACGGTGGTAGTGTAGCAATCTTAGGCGTTATGAACGGATGTGAATATATTGATTTAGACGGGAAACCTCGTTTTGACAATCATTACCCTGGAACAGCTTCTATTAAATCAGGCACAGAGGCGACAGTTCATGTTTATGACAATCCGCATCAAGTGTTTGAAATACAAGGAGATGCTTCTTTAACAAATGCGGCGACTGCACAAGCTTTAGTACACTCAAATGCGGAGGGTACTGGCTTTGGATCAGAAAACGGATCAACTGGTAAATCTATTGGTGAATTATCCGTATCTACTGCAGGAGCGACTACAGCAGGTGATAACTTTAGAATTATTGGAATCAAAGATGACTTTAATGATATTGATGTTACATCAGCTGGAGTTATCTTTTTAGTGAAACTGAATGTACATTTTCACTTAACTGCTACTGGCTTATAGGAGGGTATAATGGCTATTGCAAGATCACAACTCCTTAAAGAATTAGAGCCAGGATTAAATGCTCTATTCGGTTTGGAGTACGACAGGTATGATAATGAACATGCCGAAATTTATGACACAGAAACTTCTGACAGAGCGTTTGAAGAAGAGGTAATGCTATCAGGGTTTGGAACAGCTCCTGAAAAGGCTGAAGGAGCCGCTGTATCATTTGATACTGCAAATGAATCTTTCACTGCTCGTTACACTCATGAAACAATCGCTTTGGCTTTTGCTATAACTGAAGAGGCTATTGAGGATAATCTCTATGATAGACTTTCAAGCAGATATACAAGAGCACTTGCAAGATCTATGTCTAATACAAAGCAAGTTAAAGCGGCGAGTGTGTTGAACAATGCTTTTGATAGTAACTTCACTTTTGGAGATGGTAAGGAGCTTTGTGCGACTGATCACCCAACTGCAGGAGGAGGTAACTTCAGAAACGAATTGACGACTGCGGCTGATTTAAACGAAACATCATTAGAACAATCATTAATTGATATTTCAGGTTTTATTGATGAAAGAGGTTTAAAAATCGCATTGATGGGACGTAAACTTATTATTCCAGTAAACTTACAGTTTGTAGCTGAAAGATTAATGGCAAGTAATATGCGTTCTGGAACAGCAGACAATGATGTCAATGCAATTAGAAACATGGGTATGTTACCTGAAGGGTATGTGGTTAACCACTTCCTTACAGATACAGACGCATTTTTTATAAAAACTGACTCACCAAATGGCTTTAAGCACTTTGAAAGAGCTGGTATTGCTACATCAATGGAAGGCGATTTTGATACTGGTAATGTTAGATATAAAGCGAGAGAAAGATACAGCTTTGGCGTATCTGATCCTCGTTGTGTGTTTGGCTCTCCAGGAGCTTAATTCAAGGATCCCCTTGAAGGTCAAAGAGCGACTTTACAGTCGCTCTTTTTTTATGGTATAGTTTTAATACCTTGACGGGAATAAACCCGACAAAGCCAAGACAAGGAGATTAATATGGCTAATACAACTTTTTCAGGTCCTATTAGATCTGAAAGTACAATCAAAACAATAAGTAAAAATGCGACTACTGGTGCTATTACAGAGGTATCAACTTTTGGTGATGCTCCAGTATCTTTATCCGATGGTAATGTAACATTAACTAACGCTACTCATAGTGGTAGAATTTTACTTGTTCCTGACGGTAGTCAAGACAATACATATACACTTCCAGCCCCCATAGCTGGTTCAGTATTTAGGTTTGTATATGCAGGAGGAGCGGCTGATGGTACAGATGCTATCATAGTTACTCCAGGAAATACAAATTTTTATATTGGTAATATAACTTTTCACGATCAAGACGGTAATGCGATAAGTGCAGTATTTCCAGACGGTAATTCAGAAAGTAGTTTCCAAATAAATGTTCCTCAAGCTTTTGATGTGACAATAGTTGGAAAGGACACAACTAATTATCAAATTTTTGGTAGTGTTACATCAACGACTGCTCCAGCTTTTGCTGATCAATAATAGGAGGCTTATATGGCAGATGCAGTAACCTCACAAACCATCATAGATGGGAGTAAAACAGCAGTGCTAAAATTCACAAACGTGTCAGACGGAAGTGGCGAAAGTGCTGTTACAAAGGTAGATGTAAGTGCCTTATCTAGTAATTCTATTGGTCAATCTTGTACTGGAGCTTCCATACGAAAAATATGGTGGCAGTGTATTGGCATGAAGGTACAAATTTTATTTGATGCTTCAACTGATGTACTGGCTATTGAGTTAGGTGAGAACCAAAGTGGTTATCATGATTACTCTCATTTTGGTGGCATACCTAATAATGCAGGATCAGGTAAAACTGGTGACATACAGTTTACTACGGTAGGACACTCTAGTGCAGATAGTTATACTATTATACTAGAAGTTAACAAGGAATACGGTTAATGGCTACCACTAAGGACGTAAAAAGAACTCCCTCAGGTAAAATTACTTACCGAGGGATGACTTTTCCAGGATTTAATAAACCTAAGAAAACTCCTGGAGGTCCTAAAAAATCAGCAGTTTTAGCAAAAAAAGGTTCACAAATTAAACTTGTTAGATTTGGTGATCCTAACATGTCCATCAAAAAAGATCAACCGGGACGCAGAAAATCTTTTAGAGCACGTCATAGATGTGACACAGCAAAAGATAAATTTAGTGCTAGGTATTGGTCTTGTAAGGCTTGGTAAAATGGCTATGACGAGAGGACAAATGAGTAAACAAATCAGTAAGCCTCCAGCTAAAAAGAAAACTAAACGCAAAATTCCAGAAAAATATTTAAAGGGCTTATCTAGCACTGAACGTGCCAAGCGTCGTAAAGAGATACAACGTAATGCACCAAAAGCAGACAATGATCCATCAGCTTATAAATTCAGCACTGACTTTAAAAAAGGTAAACGCAGAAAAACTAAAGAATCTGTATATACTAAACGCTTCAGAAAAATGTATGGAGGTAAAAAGAAATGAAGAAAAAATTAACACCTAAACAAAAAAAGCTCGCCGCTTTTGCACCACCTCGTAACAAAATAACAAGAGGTGATATTATAACTGCCGCGAAGATGAAAAAGAAAAATGGTAGCAAAACTAGAAACAATAAGAAAAAAACTTAGAACTGGGAAAAAGTTAGGTTTTAGCGAAAGAGCTAGAGCAGTTAATAAAGGTTTAATGCCAAGTAAAAGGAGAAAAAAACGTGTCAGCAAACGTAAGTAAAACATTAGCTGAAAAAGCTAAAAAGGCTAGAGCCAAAGGTAAAAAGGTAACAGCAGGACAATTAAGGCAAGTGTATAATAAGGGTCTCGCGGCTTATAAGACTGGACACCGTCCTGGAACAACACCTAATCAGTGGGCTATGGCTCGTGTAAACTCTGTATTGACTGGAGGTAAAGCGGCGAAAGTAGATGCTCATATTTTTGGTAAAGGTAAAAAACCTAAAAAGAAAACAGCTAAGAAAAAAGCTTAATGCCTTATTTAGTCAGTAACATACCCTTCTTTAAATGTTGGGTACGCAAAGAGTTTACACATAATCATGAAAAATATAAAGGTGAGTTTATACATGCTCATGCTTTTGCTGTCACGACAATGCCTGATAGAACATTAGGTTTTCAAGTAGTTTTTACTGGTTGTGAAGTTGATGGCACAGAAGATAAAAATATTCACGGTGGTGCTATGTGGGCTAGAATGCCATTAACAGCATTAGTGGCAGATATACCGCTTGATACTATGCCAGATATTATGCACCCACGCTTTGCACAACCGTGGGATTGTAGTTCTCATTACCATAGTGTAGTTAAGTTAGACTATATTAGTGTGAGTCCATGGATATGTAAAATAGATAATAAGTTGCATATCGGTAAATATTTATTTACAATAGATTATAGTCAGTCTGATTTGTCTGATGATCCTGCTCAACATAAGCAGAGTCATGTAATACAGTTAATCAAGGCAGACAACTGGACGGGCAATATTGTTGCCTTGCCAAACAACAGGGTTAGAGTAACATCCCCTGCACTCTGGGAAACTGGAGAGGGAGCTCCCGATTTTAAACCGAGTCAATGGACTCATAATGCAGAGGAACATGAACAATATATGGATCCCGATGTAACATTTAATAATCTTTATAAGGAGAGTAAAGAATGATGAAAAAGAAGAGCTATGCAATGGGTGGTGCTATGAACAACAAAAAGAAAATGATGGGTGGTGGTGCTATGAACAAAAAAAGTTTTGCTATGGGTGGCATGAATGATAAAAAGAAAATGTCAGGTGGTGGCAAGGTTGTAAAAGGTCCATATAGTTAATGGCAACCTCATCCTCTACAAACTTTGAGCTAGATGTAGCCGAGTATATTGAAGAAGCTTTTGAACGGTGTGGTTTAGAAGTTCGTACTGGTTATGATCTACAATCAGCTAAAAGGTCAATAAATATACTTTTGGCTGACTGGGCTAATAGAGGATTAAATCAATGGACTATTGAGCAAAGAACGCAATCTTTAACTTCTGGCACTGCTGAATATGATTTAGGCACAGATGTTATTGACATACTAAATGCTGTAATTAGAAGAAGCTCAACTGATTTTACAATCAGTAGAATAAGTCGTGATCAGTTTATTAATATACCAGTAAAATCAACAACTGGTAGACCAAGTCAATATTTTTTAGATAGGCAGATTACACCAAAACTTAAATTATGGGCTACTCCAGAAAACAGCACTGATACTTTTGTTTATGATGCTTTAACTAGAATACAAGATGCCGATGCACAAGTCAATACAATGGAAGTACCGTTTAGGTTTTATCCTTGTTTGACAGCAGGATTAGCATATTACATAGCTATGAAAAGAGCACCTGATAGAGTACAGCTTTTAAAAGCTATGTATGAAGAAGAGTTTGAAAGAGCATCAGCAGAAGATAGAGACCGTTCAAATTTATCGTTAACCCCAAGTAGTACATATTATGGTTTTGTATGAGTAGATTTGCGTTAGGAAAAAAGTCAAAATTTATATCTGATAGGTCTGGGTTTGCTTTTCCTTACCGTGAAAGAGTGATGGAATGGAACGGTAACGTAGTGCATAGATCAGAGTATGAGATTAAACACCCTCAGCTAACTCCAAGGAAGCCTCCTATTGAACCACAAGCTTTACATCAACCAAGACCAGATAGAACTGAAACAGATGTAGAGCGTTTATTAAATAAAGATCCTTTTAAATCGGGAAGTGCAAGTTCGACAGTAATAACTGTAACAGAAAGAGCACATGGACGTTCCAATGGTGATACAGTAAGATTTAGAAACTGCAAACCTTTTGATGGATTTAGCACTGCTGTTTTACAAAATGCAAGTGGCTACACAATTACAAAAGTTGATGATAACAGTTATACCTTTTCAGTATCCTCAGAAACTGCTACAACTGGTAGTATACGAGGCGGAGGTAGTATAGTAACAGCAGGACCAGTAACAGTGAGTGGATAATGAGTTTTACATTAGCAACATTAAAAACAGCTATACAAGATTATACTGATAATAGTGAAACTAGTTTTGTTACTCATTTACCCGATTTTATTAAAACCACAGAAGATAGAATATTTAATTCTGTTGATTTAGATATTTTTAGAAAAAATGTTACTAGTGCATTTACATCGTCAGATGCTTTTCTTACAGTGCCGTCTGATTATTTAGCCTCTTTTTCATTACAAATTACAACTTCAGGATCTGAAAGTTTTTTATTGCAAAAAGATGTTAACTTTTTGCGTGAATATACACCAGCTTCTACCACTACGGGACTACCTAAATATTATGCTAGATTTGATACAGATAATTTTATAGTAGCCCCTACCCCTAACAGTAATTACACTTTGGAACTTCATTACTATTATAAACCAGCAAGTTTGACTGCAGGAGCTGATGGTGGTACTACATGGTTAAGTACTAATGCTCCTTTTGCTTTATTTTATGGTAGTTTATTTGAAGCTTATGTTTACATGAAGGGTGAAAAAGATGTATTAGATTTATATAACGGTAGGTATTTAGAAGCTATATCAAGGTTAAAAGATCTTGCAGAAGCAAGAGAAAACACAGATGCTTATAGGGTAGGCTTACCATCACGAGCAAGGACATAGGAGATATAAATGGCTACAGCAAATGCGGCGACCAATTATTTAGAAAGAAGAATATTAGACTTTTTATTTAAAAATAATTCATTAAGTTTTTCTTCTCCAGGAGATAGTATTTATGTAGGACTAGCAACAGCAGTCAGTGCCGCTGAAACGGGATCTTTAACAGAGGCTACATTTACTAATTATGCAAGACAACAAGTAACAGCATCTAATTGGACAACAATAGGTGCTGACTCAACAGATACTCAAACAGCAAAAAATGCGGCGAATATTGAGTTTCCAGCGTCTGGAGGAACAAATAATACAATCACACATGTTTTTTTAGCAGACGCCGCGACTAGTGGTAACATACTGTTTGTTGGTGCATTAGATGCAAGTAAAACAATAGCAAGTGGTGATATATTTAGAATTAATGCAAATAACTTAACTATAGAGCTTAAATAATGGCATTAGTATTAAACGACAGAGTAAAAGAAACAACAACCACAACTGGCACTGGTACTTTGACATTAGGTGGTGCTGTTACTGGTTTTGAAACTTTTGCGTCTGGTATAGGTAATTCTAATACAACTTATTATGCTGTTATACTTCCTGGATCAGCCGAGTTTGAAGTTGGTTTAGGCACATTAAGTAGTGACTCTAGCACAATAGCAAGGACAACTATAATTAGTAGCTCAAACAGTGATAGTGCTGTTAATTTTAGTGCTGGTACTAAAAATATATTTTGTACGATACCAGCTTCAAAATCAGTGTTTTTAGATGCAAGTGGTAATGTAACTTTAGGTGCTGATTTATCTGTAGGCGATGATCTTACAGTAAATGGTGGTGTTATAGAACTAAAAAACACTGGAGCACAATCAGAACTGCGTATGTATTGCGAAGCATCAAATGCACATTATGCGGCTCTAAAAGCCCCAGCACACAGTGATTTTGCTGGTAACACAACATTAACTCTTCCTGCCACTACAGATGTTATTGTAGGTAGAGCGACCACTGATACACTTACAAATAAAACTTTAACGAGTCCAAAGATAAATGAAAACGTAGCAGTGACTGCAACGGCAACAGAAATAAACATATTAGACGGTGTTACATCTACAACTGCAGAACTTAATATACTAGATGGTGTTACTTCCACAGCTTCAGAGTTGAATATTCTTGATGGTGTGACATCAACTGCAAGTGAATTAAACTTAGTTGATGGATCATCAGCAGGAACAATCGTTAATAGTAAAGCTGTTGTGTATGGCTCCAGTGGTGAAGTCAATGCGACGACATTGCAGATAGCAGGGACTTCTATCACATCGAGTGCTTCAGAGTTAAACATTTTAGATGGTGTTACCTCCACTGCCTCAGAGCTTAATATATTAGACGGAGTAACATCTACAACAGCAGAGCTTAATATATTAGACGGAGTAACATCTACAACTGCCGAATTAAATATATTAGATGGTGTGACTGCAACAACAGCAGAATTAAATTATGTTGATGGTGTTACATCAGCAATACAAACACAACTCAATGCAAAAGCAGGAAAAGGTTTTGCTGTGGCGATGGCTATAGCTTTATAGGAGTAGAACATGGCACAAGATTTTGAAAGAAACACAGCAAATGGAGTTGGTACAAGTGCAGTTACTTTAAGAACAGCAAACTCGGATGATGCTATAGTTGGAATAACAATAGCAAATGTTCATACAGCACAGATAACAGTGGAGGTTTATATTACTGTCAGTTCAAATGACATACACATTGTAAAAGATGCACCAATACCAGTAGGGTCAACTCTACAAGTTTTAGATGGCGGAGCAAAAATAGTTTTAGAAAGTGGTGATGAACTCAAAGTTAAAAGTAGTGTAGCCAGTTCAGCAGATGTTTGGGTATCAGTGGTTGATACGATTAGTGAGTAGGGTATAATATGCCGTATATAGGTAATACAGCAGGAAATAGATTTGTAGCAAGTAAAGCGGCATCAGTATATTCTGGTGATGGTTCTACAACTGCATTTACATTAGAACACGCAGTAGGATCAGATGAGGATATACTTGTCTCTGTAGATGGTGTTATACAAGAGCCCTCTGTAGCATATGCGGTAAGCAGTGGAACGACATTGACATTTACTGCCGCACCATCAAGTAACTCTGGTAATAATATATTTGTTTATTATTTGTTTAGAACTGTGGCTACAGTTGACCATCCATCTACAAGTGCTTTGAGTGCAACAAGTGGTACGTTTAGTGGTGATGTAGCAGTAGATACAGATACATTATTTGTAGATTCTACTAATGATAGAGTTGGCATAAATGCAGCAAGTCCTGGAGAATCTTTTGTTGTTCATGGTACAGGTTCTACTACAGTTACTAGACTAAAAGCACCTACAAGTACGCAAGTGTATCAACGCTTTGATAACACAACTAGCAACACAGGATATGTAGGTTATAATGGTACTAGTTTAGAGTTTTGGGCAAATAATAATTTAGGGTTAGCTATAGACGGCACTGGTGCAGTTACTAAGCCAGACCAACCTGCTTTTAGTTGTCTACTTGGTGCAGGAAATCAAAGCTCACTGTCTGTTAGCACTACTCATACAGTTTTATTTACGGAAATATTTGACCAAAATGGAGATTTTGCAAGTAATACATTTACTGCTCCTGTAACTGGTAGATATCAACTCCAAACTAATTTATATATAAATTCAATGGATGAGGACACATCCTATTATCAAATAAGACTAGAAACATCTAATAGAACTTATTATGCAATTATAGACCCCGGAGCTTTTGATTCAGACCCGGGACAGTGTTCTTTACAGATTTCTGTTTTAGCAGATATGGATGCTAGTGACACTGCGATTGTTAAACTTCAATTAGGTTCAGGGGGAGCTACTCAATCATCAATTTATAATAATTCTAATTTTTCAGGCTACTTAGTAGCATAACGCCAAGAGTGAAACAACTCAATCATAAAGGAGATAAAAAATGGCAAATCACACAAAGACAATAACATTAACAGATTTACAACAAAAGATTCTGTCTAATGATTTATACAATG